TAGGTATGCCCCAAAGTTTTCAAGGTGCAATATCTGATGTTCCTCGTAGTCTGGAAGCAGGTTTAAGACCTGTGTTAGCAGCGATTCAACGACAAATTTATTCTAAAGAAGATATAGCAGCGAGTCCAAGTTTACAAGCAACACAAGATTATGTTTCCCCCATTTTTGGAGAGACTTTTACATTTTCAGATATATTTAATCCTGATTTAGATGCTTTTCAAACAGCAGTTGCGAGTGGTTATAGAAATCCTGATGAAGTAAGAGATATTCTTGGGGGTGGAGATTTTGAACAAATTTCATCACAACCTGGGCAATTTGATTTTCGTGATGAGGATATTCAAGCTAAAGTTAGTGCCATAGATCAAGTAGAAAATCAAAAAGCAAGAAATGACTTTTTAAATGAAAAACTTATTAATCAATATTCACCTAGTGACCAAAAGATTTTACGTGAGTTTATAGATCCTATAACAAGTAAATTAACAGTATCTCCAGAAGAACTTGCAATGAGGCCAATGCGTCCTGAACGTATAATAGACATAGATAACGTATCGCTTAACCTTGATGAATCAGCCGCAAATTTAGCATCATTATCAGAAGAAATAGACGCACTGGAGGACAGATTTGCTGAAGAAGATATAAAAAGACCTGAAGATATTGACGTTGACGAAATAACAAATTTATTAAATGAGATTCAACTACCTGGTATAAATATAGAAAAAACAGAAGCTGATAGTTTACTAGAAACCATAGATAAGTTTGAAGGTCTTGCACCAGAAGAACTTAAAATTGAACTTGACAAAGAAAAATTACCAGGCATGACAGAGCTCGATAAAAACAAAGCCGAAGTTGCTGCACAAGTAAAAGAAATAAAAGAAAAAGAAGAAAAACGCATAGCTCAAGAAGGTGATCCTGATCCAGATAAAGCACCTAAATCTCCTATAGCTGCAAAATTAAAAGAACCTGGATTTTTTGGATCTGACAGATTTGTAAACTTTGTAAGAAATGTTGGTGCTGGATTAGTAGAATCAGGACAAATGGGACCTGGTCTTGCACTTGGTGCTGCAAAAGCTGCTGAAGAAAGAGCTGCAAGAGATCTAGCACAAGATCAAAAAGATGCAGAAATGGCAAAACTAATTGCTGTAGAAAAAGCCAAGGCTGCTTTAAAAAGTCAAGAACCCATAAAAGGTGCTGATATAGAGAAAGCTGTTAAATTTGAAGATGATTTAATGGTAGCTTTAAGAAACTTTGATGAGGATGAAAGAATTGTATCTGACATAAATCAAATACTAAATGAAGATATTAATGATCCTGCAGCTTTTGGTGCACGTGGACTTCTTGGAATTGTAAATGACAAAATTAGAAATGCTTTAGGTATAGGAGAAACAGAATGGGCTAATTTACCCGCAGAGGTACGAACTAAAAAAATATTAGACATTACAGCACAAAGATCGGTAAGAAGTATATTGGGAGAATCTGGTAAAACCATATCTAACCTTGATAGACAGATTGTTGCACAAATATTTGGTAATGTTGATATATGGACATCCCCAGCAGAGTTAAGAAAAATTCTAAGTAACAGCAGATCAAACATAATTGAAGGAATGAGAGCTGGACAATCCACTGTTATTTCTAGAGCTCAAGGATTAAATGAGCTTGGTTATCCATCTCAAGTTATAAGGGTAAATGATCCTCTTATTGCAAGAATATTAGGATTTAGTTTTGATAATATAGAACAATACAAACGTGGAGATGATGTTTCTGGATTTGAAGAAATTGACTTGTAATGCCAAGATTTAAAGTAAATATATCTGAAGGTGTATCTGAAACTGTAGAAGCACAAAATGCTGATGAAGCAAGAAAAAAAGTAAAAGCACTTATTGCACAAGGTGCTATGTCTCCATTTTATGATGAGCTTTTTTTTGACTACGAAACTGGAGTTGATAATAAAAGGTTAAGAAGAAACTTAGCCATGGCTGAAACTAACGAAGAACAAAATAAAGTAATTTTTAATATTCTAAACAAAACACAAAGTTCAGAAACACCAATAGAGCAAGAAAATGTTTTATTAAATCAAGTTGGAGATCAAGGTTTTACTAGAAATACCAAAGGTCAAATAGCTTTGACACCAAAAGGCATGAAACAGTTGGGATTAGAAAAGCTAATTAAAAGTGAAACACTTACTGATGGTTCTGTTATTTATAAAAATACAATTATTGACGAAAATGATTTCAATTTAAAAACAGGTGATTTATCTGACTTTGCAGGCGTTGCTGGACCTATTATAGGTGTGATGACAACTTTTGTACCACAACTTCGAATAATCAAAGGACTTTCACATTTATTTGGGAAAAGAGATGTACTTGCTCGTATGTTTGCAGCAGGTGCTGGTAGTACAGTTGGTAAGGCTGTAGAGGAAGAAGTTATAGAAACCACAGAGGGATTTCAATTACAAAAAAGAGATGAAATAAACGATTTATATATGCAAGAATTTGCTTTTGGTACTATAGGCCAAGGTATTGGTGAAGGTGCATTTAAGTTATATAACACATTTTTAGGTGCAAGAGCAGCTCCTGCAGATAAACGAATTTTATTCCAACAAAATCAGAATAGATCTGTAGCTGACGTTATGAAGTTAGATATGGAGCTTGGAAAAGAAGCGACTGAAAGACAAATTAAAAAAGCCATAAGAGATGGAAAGGTTAAAAAATTTAACTGGAAAATGAATAAATCTGTTGGTGCAATACCATCACAAGAAACTTTACAAAGAATGTTGCCTGGAAGAGGACAAGGCATAGCAGAACAAGTTATTGGTAATAACAGAGATAAAGCTAATGCAGCTTATTTGAGAGCAGAGTTAAATTATATTTTAAAAGGTATTAAAGATGAAAAAGTTGCCTTAGATTCTTATATATCAACATCACAAAAAGGTAGGTTAGATCAATCTATTAATGAAAAACTACAAAATTTAAGAAACGCAGAAGCAACAGTTACAAATAGATTAGAAAAATTATTTGGAGAAATTACAGAAGATGCATTAGAGGTTGGTAATTATGGAATGATACCAAGTAGAAGTGAGTTTGGTGAAAGCATAAAAAATACGATTACTTCTGCTAGAAGTTTTGTTACGAAAGAAGTGGGTAACAAATACAAAGAAGTAGACAACATGATGAAAGACATGAGAAGCATTTATAAATTAGAATTAGATGACTTTGGTGAATTACAACGTGTTGGAAGAGGCACTGCAAATGATTTTCAATTAAAAAGTGCTGCTGAAAGAGATATAGCAGTAGCAATAAATGCAACTATAAATGAAACTGCACACACATATTTTGAAAAATCTTTGCTAAGAATTAAGTCTTTTAAAGAGGATTTTCCAGCTTCTGATTTTAGTCCGCAAGACCCTCTAATTAAAGGCGGCATTATAAATAAATTAGAAGATTTATATACAGGTTTATTACAACAAACTGCACCTGGTCAAGCAGCAAGTGGTAAAGGATTAAGTTTGTTTCAAATAAGAAACATACAAAAAGATTTAGATTTTTTTATTACAGAAGCTCCTGGAGCGTCACCACAAAGAGAATTAATAATTGATTTAAAAAGGTATCTTGATTCATACGGTAGAGATAATCCAAAAAGCATAATGACTGATTTAGCAAAAGAATCAATAGAAAAAATTAACACTAGGTTAAAAAGACAAGGCATCACAATACAAATACAGGACAAAAAATTAATTGAAGATTCTTTAAAATTATTAAGAGAAGCAAACAAAACTAATGCACAAAGAATGAAACCTTTTGATAATTTACAAATACAAAAAATTATATCTAATGCATCAAAAGGTGCACATCCACCAGAGGAAATATATCAAAAAGTTTTTTTAAATGGTTCTTCAAAAGATTTACAAGATGTATTTACAGCGACTAGAAACTACGATGATTATTTAAAATCAATAGGTAAGGCAGAGGAAGCAACTACAGAACACACATTAAAAGCACAATTAAAGAAAAAGTTTTTTGATGATGCTATATACAAAGCTACAGATGGTGCTACACAAAGCATCAACTTTACTACATTTGCAAGACAGTTTTTCAACTTCGATAAAGAAATGGCCGATGCAGGTAAAATAGATGAGTTATTTAGAAACTCAAAAGGTGTTACATCTGGACAACTTGTGAGAGAAACTATAAGAAATTTAAACCGAGTGCAACCAAACTTAAAGCCATCACAGTTACGTGATTTAGCTGATGACTTTACTGGTACAAATATTGGTTTAGACGATAGTGATCAAGGTAGAGCATTTATTCAAGCTATGCGTGAGTTAGCTAATGAATCAGAAAGAGTTATGAAATTCAGAGCTAACAGAGCAATATCCGATTTACCAGAAAAAGGTATAGAAGCTACTACTGACACTATATTTAGACCTGGTAATGCATCTGTTATTAATACTTTAAAAGGAACAGTTGATGATGATGTGTTTGCAAGCATACAACAAGCAAGCATGATGAAACTTTTGAAAAGATCTGTTGATTTTAATGGAAAGGGTAAAATTAATGACATATTTAAGGCAGGTAATTTAGAAACAGCACTTAACAGTTACGGTGATGAAACTCTAGAAGCTATGTTTGGTAAAGAAATAACTCGTGGGTTGAGAAGTTTTCAAAAGGAAGTCGATATACTAACTAAAGGTGAGCTTGGAAGAGGTGGTAGTGCTGGTGGATTGGTTGCTGCAGGTCTTGGTGCTGCTATTGTTTTTGCACCATTACAAACATTAGGTCCTTTAACAGGCTTGCTAATTCTTCGTACTGTATTAGGTAATCCAAAATTTGTTGGTTTGTTAACAAAAAGTGATCCAGGCTCTATAGCACAAATGATACAAGCGGTAGAAAGAGCAGCTAGACAATTTGGGGTGAGAATGGTTGATGGTACTTATGTAGAGTCTGGTGTAGAAAAAGTCAGAGAAGGTTTTGAAGCAACTAAAACTGCAGTTGGCGTTACAGATGAAGATATACAAGAACAAACTGAAGAAGGTCTTGACATGTTCCAACAACTAAGAGATCAAGTAACGCAACCATTAAAAACTTCAGAATTACAACTACCAGATGTTCAGCCTATACAATCTCAAACTGATCCATTATCTCCAGAACGTATAGACTTTGCCGAACAAATCGCTGGCAGGCCAATCGTTTAAACAATAAAAAAGGGAGCTGTTACACTCCCTTTCTTTGTTCTCAAGGTTGTTATCCCCACTGGTCTGCCATAGCTTTGGCAATACCTGGGAAGAAAGTGCTTCTTATTTTCCAACGATCTGGACCAGGAGGACAATTATGTATGTCATTCCTAGCTGAAGTCCCATCTAAAGTACCTGTGGGCTTAAGAATTGGTAAATTCTTTAACCATAAGCAGGTTGCTTTAGAAACATTATCCTGGCCTTCTGGATCATCTCCAAATTGCCAGGGTTGGATCTTCTGATCGTAATGCTTGTAGTTTTTAATCCTTTTCTTTGCATATTTATGCATAATCGGATTTTCAACTGCAATTTTGGGTATATTACTATTCCAAAGATCTTGAAATAAATTTGTACCCTCTCTTAAATCCCTAACCATTTCCTTTACTGTTTTTCCAGGAGGAGGTGATTTCAACCACCTAACTCCCGAATTGCAAAGTCTGGTACAGGGAGGGTGTGCTACCATCATCATGTCCCAATCTTCCATTTTCATAACTTTTCTAATATCATCAGTAATGTGTCTATTAGATCCATCATCACTTGGAAGAATGTCGCAAGACCAGGCATCATGCCCTTTATCTAAGAAAGCATTTCTTACAATCCCTGAGAACTCACATGCGATTAAAATCTTCATGTTCGTTTCTCCTCTTATTTTTATTTTTAAGAACAAACTAGCTCTAGGCTAGAATCCTATTATAACACAAAAGTTACAATTTGTAAACTATGGGTTTTTAGCTATCCTCAAAAAAAGTAGGATCTACAGCTACAAATCTTTTAGCTGGTCTACCTTTACCACCAATTTTAATCTCAACCTCTTGTATCTCCCCTGCATTCTTAAGCCTTTCAATAATCTCTTTTACTTCATAAGACTTCATACTCCTAAATAGTTCGTGTCTATCTACTTCACGTTTAGATATACCCTCGCCATTCCTGGATCTAATAAATGATAATACTTGCTTAATCTTTGACTCTGTTGCACTACTGGCTACCTTATCTCTACAGGCTTCTATAAATAGTAAGTCGTAGTATCTAATAAAATCTACAGCCCAACGTGTAACATCTCCTGTAATGGCTCTAGCGTCTGCATTCGTTGCTAAAGTACATAACAAAGACAAACGCATAGCTTTCTCCTTAGAACGGCTTAGAAGAGGCTCTAGGTTATCTTTTTCTAGTATATCTTGTCTTTTGACTATCTCTCGTGCAAAGTCTTGTAGTATTTCTTCTGATTCTCTGTCAAAGTTTAATACTATTTGATCTAAATCAATCTCTGCATTATCACGAGATACATCACTCATGGTACCTCTTTGTCTTCTTATGTAGTTTACCCAATTTACAATAGAGGTTGGTGGCGATGTGAATCTTTTGAGCTCACCTACTCTTCTCGGCTCTGTAGATTCAACAACTACAAAACGGTTTAGGAACCCGTCTGCAATTCTGCCACCATTTAACGCTTTGTAAAAATTCTTTGGTACTGACAAACCAACCAATGTGATAGCTGGTTTATGTGTTACACGGCTCATCATCATTTCTTTGTATTGTTCTTGCACATTCATAAGTGAGTAGTTATCTGGTCGCAAAGTACCATGACAACGACCCCATGCTTCCATTAATGTTTGTATACCATCTTCTCTGTTAGTATTAGTTGAAGCACCAATAGCTTCTAGTCTTTTACCAAACTCATCCATTATGGTTATTTGTGTTGGCCTCATTTTAAGCACAGAATGCACGGCACCACTTGATGTATAACCATCTCCTACTACAAGCTTTTCATGATCACTTGCATTAAGCACCGACTCAACAAATGTTTTGATGTTTTCTTTACCCTGTCCTGACTTAGCAATACCCATGAAATACATAGAAGAAAAGTTATTCATGTTGGTTCTATATATACGGCCACAAGTAACACTAGCTAATGCCAGTGCACCTATTAATGATAGTTCTGGTTGTGGCACTTGTGCTATTTCCTCACAGAACTTAAACATGTCTTTTAGCAAACCTGGTGGGTTGAATAAATCTTTTGGTTTTTGTATGCTTTCTGAAGCTTGAATAAATAACGGTGCTATTCTATTCTTTCTATCGTGTGTATTTTTTACACTTTCAACAACGCTATCTATTTCTGTTTGTGGTAGTGGTGGATTATTATTTTTATTCCAGTTCTGCAAAAATATTTTTACAAATTGTATATTAACATTCTTTGAAATTAAATATCCTGCAATCCTTGCAGCTCCGTCATTCCTAGACCCTTCCATGACACCATCAAGTGAAAATGGTGCTGTTTGTATTCCTGTTTCTGTTTTTGGAACTCCTGTAATTTTTTGAAACTCAACTTCTGTAAAGTCTGGTAAATCATTATGATCATGTATTTTCCAATCAGGAAAAGTAATTGGTTTATAGACTTGGCCGTTAGCATGTCTATTCCATGGTGCAATAATTAATCCACCCATACCTCTTATATCTATGAGTCTTTCTATTGGTGTTTCTGGAGTTCTCCTTGTCGCAAAAGTAGTATAATTTTGTGGGTTGTTATAATAATAATGCATTCCTTTACCAGTAATAACTTTAAAGGGACAAGCTGGCATATTCTTTTCTACCCAGTCCATAGCTTCTGGAGAGTCAGCATCGACTACTACAAACTTACCACATACAAGTGCAACTTGTAAGTTATCTCTGCCCTTAAACCATGATTCTACAAGGGTTCTATCAGGCCTGGCTTCTTTATACTGTTCCCAGCTTCCAAGAAAAGATGGCGGTTTTTTATTAGATCTTTGTAAAGGAACTACATTATAACCATCGTCATAGTAGGCAAGAGCTTGCTCTAAGGATGTATCGTCCTCAGTAATATTAAGCTGAAACACACTAAGCTTCTTGTGCTATATCATTTACTGATCCAAAGATGCATTCGAAATCTAATCTGCCATCAGTAGCTTTTATAATTTGTTTGGCTTGATTGATAGTTGGCTGCCTATAACCATATCTCCATGACTTACATGAAGCCTCTGAACAACCAAAATCTTCAGCAGCTTTTTTCTGCCCTAGAAATTCTATATATTCTTTGAGTGTATATCTTTTTACTACTCTATCTGTATGATTTGGTTTTACACCTAACGTTTCAAATTCTTTTAATTTTTGTGACGAAAGCGATTTAATTCTATGATAATAGTTAGCTTGCCAGACTAGATCTTCTCTGTTGGTATCTTCCATTTTTTTCTCCTCGTAACTTTTATTTGAAAAATATTCACATATTGTAGATAAGTAGTATATAATATGCAAGTTAATTTTAATTTTAAAGGAGATTGAAGATGGAATTATCAAGTAGAATAGTATCTCCGCAAAAGTTAGTTCAAGATCAAGGTGCAAAAATCTTGGTTTATGGAATGGCTGGAGCGGGTAAAACAACGTTGGCTAAAACATGTCCTGGTAAGGTGCTTGTAATAAGTGCTGAAGCTGGTTTGTTATCTATTAAAGATGCAAGTAATGTTGAGGCTATAGAAGTTAAAGAAGCATCTGAAGTTATGGAACTACACGATGCTTTGAAATCTGGTAAATTACAATATGACACAGTATGTTTAGATTCAGTGTCTGAAATAAGTGAGATCTTATTAACATGGGAGAAATCTCGTAGTAAAGATCCACGTATGGCATATGGTAATGTACAAGAATCTGTTACAAATTTAATGCGTGCTTTTAGAGATCTAAATATGCACGTTTTATTTTTATGCAAAGAAGATGTTGTAAATGATGATGGCGTATTAAGACACGCACCTAAAATGGTTGGTACTAAATTAGGTGAATCAATTACATATTTCTTTGATGAAGTTCTTGCTTTACGCATCATTGAAGATCAAGATGATGAAGGTAAGAATATCCAAAACAGATGGTTGCAAACTGTCTATGGACAAGGTTATAAAGCAAAGGATCGTAGTGGTAAACTAGAAAACTTTGAAAAACCTGATATAAGTGCTCTAATTGAAAAATTAGGGTTTACATTAACTAACGACAATATGGGAGAAGCAAATGTCTGATTTTGGTGATGTAGAATTTTTTGATAACTTAGAGGAACTATCATCTGGTGGTGGTACTCCTCTTGCTCCAGATGGAGAACACAACGCAACGGTTATTGCTACAGACAAATATAAGTCTAAAGCAGGTAATCATACTCTAAAGGTTACATTTCAATTAGATGGCGGCAAGTATCGTGATCATAATGAATGGTATAACCTTTGGGCTACTAATGAAGACAACAAAAGAATAAGCACGGAAATATTTACCAGGCTTACTAAAGCTGTTGGTTTCAAGAAATATCCAGAGAATCATGGTGATTTTGTGGGTAAAAAACTAATACTTAAAACTGAACAAATTGATGATCAGTTTGAAGGTGATAACGGTGTCGTGAATACTAAGAAGACAAAGATCAGATTGTATTTACCAGAGGCTGATTCAGACATGAATCCACCTAAAGAAGCTGTACCACCTTTTTAATATAGGTAAAAGAAATTAAGGGGCTTTGTGCCCCTTTTTTTTGTTTTGATAAATTTATTTTGTATTTTGAATAATTCCATATATAGTTAAAAGCAACACTCCTACTACAGCATAAAAACTCATATCCATTATCTGTTCTCCATTTTGTTTCTTAACCTGGTTAGATACCATATTGCTTTGTCTATGTCTTGTATATTTGCATCTTTATGATCTTCACGCCAAATGTATTTGAACGCTGCTGCTTTGCAATAGCCTTTAAACTCTTCAAAGGTTAAGGCTGATTCTATTGCGTCTATACACTCAATAGGGCCTTTCTTGTAATGTGGGGGGTTTATGTTATCTGTCATTTTGTTTCTCCTTTTTGGTAGACTTTTCTTCCCATACGTTTTTAAGTTTGGTTATATCTGTGGTTTTTTTGTTTTTAAAAATCTTATCCCAGCCAAGACTCCATTTATTTTTGTTTGTTGGTCTTTGTTTACTACCTTTACCACCATGCCATTTAGTCATTTAATTCTTCTCTGTAAAAGTTGCCAGTATCTAGCTCAACAACATTAGGGCTGTTGTATATGGTTGCTTGTTTGCCACCACTCCAGACTACCTTGTTGTATTCTTCTAAGTAATCACTTAAGAAGTTCCAACCTACTTCCATGTCGGTATGGTTCATTTTAAATACTTTACTTGCATAAGGTGGTTTCTTTTCCTGTGCTACAAACATAAAGTCATGCACCTGAAAACCAGCTTTTTCAAAACCACGCTTATACCAAGCAGCTTGTAGATCATAAGAGTACCGCCTTACCGAATTGGTAAAACCCCTGACGGAACAATCACTGGTTGTTTTATAATCTACAAGCACTATGGCATTTTCCCCATGTGGTTTATCAAATGGGTTCAAAACTACATCAGCCCTGGTCTTACATAATAAATCTTGCTCATACCAAAAAATAGACACCTCGTAGGGTGAATCAAAAGTGCTAGGATACTCTTTATCTGGATTTAGATAAGCTCTCGCTTCCGTTACTAAGCTGTTTTTCATGCTATATATGGTATCTTTGTCCTTTTCACTAATAACGGTAAGTCCTTTGGCTAAACTTTCTTTTTTAAGTTCTTTGTTTGAATTAGTATACGGAGATCCAGTTATAGTAACTACATCACTAAAAAATGCTCCTTCTCCCTCTACAACCAAAGAATGTGCGGCAGATCCAAAATTCATTGCTGGTGTTTGTTCTATTGTTTCTTCCAAAGCATGTAATTGACTTTGACTAAATCTTCTTATGTGTGAAGAAGATATGCCTGGACCATTATGATAAAAGTTATTATCCATGCTTGGAAAGTAAAACGCATCGCCTACCTTTTTATGTGGTATGTCTTCTAGCATATCTGGTAGATTCATGATGCTTCCTTGTCTACATCTACTTTAGATAGATCATCTACAATAGACTGTAGTTCTTTAATAGCAACACCACACTGCCATATAGCAATGTTGAGCCTATCTTGTTTTTGTTGTTTTTCGTAATCCTCTTTTGTGGGATTGGTGTAACTAATTACTTCGTCCATAATAGCAGTTACGTCTAATTCAGGTTTATCCATTTTACTTCTCCAAATAAATGAGTTTGTATTATTGCACCGTTTTGTGTATGATGTCAACCATAAGTAACCATTTTT